CCGCAGGAGGATTTTTACAAGCCATATCAGGTGTGAAAGATATATCTCTACTTGGTTCACACGCAGAAGAATTTGCGACATCGATAGCTGAAGTTTCCAAAGCACTGGCTGGCGAAAATACAGTAGACACGAATGCAATCAAAACTGCTGTAAACGCAGGTGAGCTTCTTATAAACCTTCAAAATGCCATACCGAAAAAAGAATGGTTTGACGGAAAAGTTGAACTGGATGATTTTGGTAAAAAGATCGTAGCCTTTGGCAATTCAATGACTGATTTTAGCAATTCAGTAGCTAATATCCAAGGTGACAGATTGACTGCTGTTATAGTTCATGCAAAAGAATTGTCAGATTTTGCTCAGGATCTTAGTGATTTTGAAACAGAAGGAATCGGTAAATTTAAGTCGATTGATTCGATTGGCGACGCAATTAAAAACTATGCCTTAAAGATATCTGATGTAAATGTTGACGATGTTGTGAGATCGGTTGATTCAGCTGTGAAGTTAAAAGCACTGATATCAGGACTGTCCACTCTTAACACAAGTGGCGTTAAAAAGTTTGATGTAAAAGCGATCGGCGAATCCATGAGATCGTACTACGATTCAGTTATTGGAATTGATGTTGTTCAAATTGCGAGTTCCATATTGTCCGCAGAAAAACTAGCATCATTGATTGAGCGACTTGCAACATTAAATACAAGTGGCGTCGAGAAATTCAAAGACGCAATTTCATCTCTTGGACAGGCACAAATTGGCGACGTATCAAAGACATTTAGTAAAGCAAGTAGCTCGTTATTGAGTGAAGGTAACAACATGATTACCTCATTGACAAAAGGAATGTCGACAAAAGCTGGTTCAGCAAAAACAGCAGCGACAGGAATTGTGTCTGGAATACAGAGTTCAATAACATCCAGGATGTCGGACTTCGCATCGCTTGGTGCTGAAATGATGACTCGACTTATTTCGGGCATCAATGGAAAGACCTCCAGTGTGTCGTCAACGGTTAATTCTGTGGCTGCTACGGCAGCATCTGCGATAAGAAATGTGTATGGATCATTCTATACTAATGGTGGGTATCTTGGTGATGGCTTGGTGTCTGGAATAAACTCGAAACAGACGGCTGTTTATAATGCTGGTTATGAACTTGGTCAGAAAGCTGTGCAGGGTGAAAAAGATGGTCAGAAATCTAAGTCGCCATCTAAGCTCACTATTCAAGCCGGTAAATGGTTAGGTGAAGGATTGATCATTGGCACCAAGGCCATGGGTAAGAAGGTATATAGTGCCGGATATAACATGGGAGAAACAGTCACACATTCCATCTCATCTGCAATATCAAAAGCTGGACAACTTTTCGACGATAGTATGGATTCGGAACCGACTATAAGACCAGTGCTGGATCTGAGTGATGTAAAAAACGGAGCGACAACACTTAACGGAATGTTTTCGAATCCATTGATAGCACCTACTTCGAATATGAGAGCTATCAGTGTCATGATGCAAGAAAACAGTCAAAATGGAAATATTGATGACGTTGTCAGTGCTGTTAACAAGCTTCGAAAAGATCTCGGAAATGTTGGAAACACCTATAACAGCATAAACGGTATTACATATGACAACGGAAGTGAGATATCAGAAGCAGTTGGAACACTTATTCGTGCTGCACGTATAGAAAGGAGGCGATAAAGTTGGCGAACGCACCAACAATAGAGAAATTCGGTATACAAAGCGGAACTGATAGGACTTTATATATTCAGTGGGCGTGGAAAAAAAAGAATACTAAAGAATATAGAGTTTTCTGGGAGTATGCTACAGGAGATGGGATATGGTTTAGTGGTTCAGATACTAAAGTTAAATCGAGAGTATCAACTTATACCGCTCCGGACAATGCAAAAAAAGTTCGAGTTAAAATTAAGCCAATTTCTGATACACATAAAGTGGTGGTCAATAATAAAACCACCACTCAAAACTATTGGACAGCTAAATGGTCTACTTATAAAACACACGATTTTTCAACAAGTAGACCAGCCAAACTGTCGGCTCCTACGATGACGCAGAGTGAGTTCAATAAAGATCAATGGTTAATAGAGATAGCAAATATCGATACCAATTGGACTGGAGATGGCGTAGATCTTGAGATATGGCAAAACGATGCGAAAATATATAAAACAGTAACGCTTTTGTTACAACAGAAACAAAATAGAATTGCTCATAAAACAACCTTGGATC